ATTGCAAGAGGCTCAAAAGGGAGGCTCATTGTGAATATGCCACCCAGACATACAAAATCTGAATTTGCATCTTTTTTGTATCCAGCTTGGTACATAGGGAAGTTTCCCAAGAAAAAAATTATGCAGGTTTCTCACAACGCAGAACTTGCAGGTAGATTCGGTAGCAAGGTAAGAAATTTAATTGATAGCCCAGAGTACAAACAGATCTTCGGAGATGTTAAACTTCGAGAAGATAGTAAAGCAAAAGGCAGGTGGGAAACCAATCATGGTGGTGAATACTTTGCAGCGGGTGTTGGCGGTTCTATCACAGGACGAGGGGCTGATTTGCTTATTATAGATGATCCTCATACCGAGCAGGATTCCTTATCGGATTCCGCTATGGAGAGAGCATACGACTGGTACAATTCGGGACCCCGACAACGTTTACAACCAGGTGGTTCCATCTTGTTAGTAATGACTAGATGGGCTCAAGATGATTTGACAGGTAGGTTGTTAAAAGGACAATCTGAACCTAAAGCTGATAAATGGAAACTTATAGAGTTCCCTGCAATATTAGAATCAGGAAATCCTGTTTGGCCTGAGTATTGGAGCAAAGAAGAACTAGAAGCAGTTAAGGCATCTATTACTCCAAGAAACTGGAACGCACAATACATGCAGGACCCGGTGGCCGAAGAAGGAGCAATCATTAAAAGAGATTGGTGGATCCCTTGGAAAGGAGAGGTTCCATCTCTAAAGCATGTCATACAATCTTATGATACTGCATTTTCTAAAAAAGAAACTGCTGACTATAGTGCGATTACTACGTGGGGTGTATTTGAACCTACAGAAGGAGACACTTGTTTAATTTTATTAGATGCTGAAAAAGGTCGTTGGGATTTTCCAGAATTGAAAGCAGTTGCTTTCGAGGCATATAAATATTGGGAACCTGAGTCCGTTGTCGTTGAGGCTAAAGCATCTGGCCAATCTCTAATACAAGAATTAAGACGTGCAGGTATTCCTGTAATGGATTTTGTTCCATCTAGAGGTAAAGATAAACATTCTAGAGTTAATGCTTGTGCTCCTGTATTTGAGTCCCAAAACGTATATTTTCCAGAAGGTGCTCACTTTGCAGATGAAGTTATTGAAGAATGTGCAGCGTTTCCTTTTGCTCAACACGATGACTATGTAGATTCCATGACCCAAGCTGTGTTAAGATATCGTCAAGGAAATTTCGTTCAAACATATCTAGATGAACCTGAAGGTATGAGACTTGAAAGAGATTATAAATATTATTAATTATGGCTTTAGACTCAAATAAAATTGCAGATAACTTTATTGATCAGATAAAACAAGGAAGCTCTCCAATACCGAAACAAGATAAAACTGTTATCGTAAGTGATGACACGGAGCCTTCGGCCGTTGGTGGGTTAGCAGCATTAGGTGCTACTGTAATTGGAGCAACTGCTTTAGGAAGAAGAATACCTGGAATCAAATCTTTTCTAAGACCATTCGGTAAAACACCAAAGACACCTACAACAATTACAGCGAATAAACCTGTAGAAGAAATAGGCAACATACCAACGGCCACCGGACAATCATCTGAGTTAATTACAACACCAGGTAAAGAACTAACAGTAGGTCGTTCAAGAATTGGTGAAGTACAAAACATTCCTTTTACAATGGGTAAAGGATACAAAGATAGTAATGCAATAGTAGGCTCTTCTACTTTTGATAGAGTTATGGAAGCACCATTTGAAACAGGTACAGCAAAGCAATGGACAGATTGGTTAGTAAAAGCAAACAGACCAGATTTAAAAGTTTCAACAGGTCCGTTAGCCGGTGTTTCTCGTAGAGTTACACCTGATGAATTAGAAGAATTAAATTTAATTAAATTCGATAAACAAGGTAAAGGTGTAGATGGTTTTCTAAAAGTTATGGATGATCAGAATATTCCTATCGACAGAGATACTTTATTAGAGATGGTAAAAACTTCTCCTATCAATAGTTTAAAAACTTTAAGGTTAGGAGTAAGAGGAGATCCAGAAGCAGAAGTATTAGATGTTCTTTCAAGTCTTAGAATTGCTTCAAATAAAATTCCAAATAAAAATTTAAAATCAGACGAACTAGTATCAGATATCTCAGGAGATTTAAGAGTGTTGGCTAAAGACTTAGATGATCAACAAAGGGTTATAGGTTCTGGAACTTATACAGACATACAAGATAAATTAGTTAAACTAGGAAGAGAAGTGGATAACCCACAAGATTTTTCAACTATATTACAAAAATTTAATAAAACAGTTGGTGAGTATAATAAATACGGACAAAAAGTAGAGTTGCCTCAGCCTTTAAGATTTAGAGGATCTAAAGAAAGTAACTCAGGATATTTTCCTGCATATAAAACACAAAGAAGTTATGCACTTCAAGGTGGAGAAAATTATACTGAGGATGTTATCTATTATGGTAAAGCACTTCCTAATGTTGAAGGAGGTAGATTTTCTAATCTAGCACAAAGCCCTCACTATATAGATAATGAAATAGGATTTATAAGATACGATGATTTACCTAATCCTAAACTAGGAGCTAACGCTAGACATATGAGAGTATCAGAAGCACAAACAGATATTCACTCTGCACAGTTTGATGCAAGTAACAAAGCAGACTATTTTAAATTAAAAAAGAATCCTTTTAATACAGATGGTGCTGTTAAAATTTTAAAAAAACAAAGAGATGATTTGTTAGCAAGAAGAGAACCTTTTGATGAACTTGGTAGAGGTATAGCAGGATTAACTAAATCACAAAGACAAGAGATAGCTAGAATAAATTATGACATTGCTCAATTAGAAAAATCAGGTATGGCTAAACTAGCAGCAGGATCACGACTAGAAGCAACTACTGCAGCACCCCTATCTAAGTCTTGGCCAGATTATGTTGCTAAGAATTTATTAAGAAACATGGCAGAAAGAAATATTAATGCATTATCTATTGTACCTTCATCTATGAACAAAGGTATTAAAATGCCTGCAGGAAAAAGAATAGGAGATGAAATTAATTATGGTCTAATGGATGGTAAAGCCTTAATTAAAGATTCTGAAGGTAGATTGAAAAAAACAAATCAGTTAGCTGCAATGGTTGCTCCTTTAAAAAAATTAGCTAACCAATATGGAGCAAAGTTTGAAATGTCGCCTATGCCTAAAAGTAATCCCAATAAACCTTTTAAAATAATAGCTGAATATACAATGAAAGGTGATGATTCAATTAAATTAGGAAGAAAACATTACAATAAAAAAATAGGGGATAAATATATATTTGAGGATCATATTGGTGCTGCTAGAACTATGGATGAAGCAGAAGAACTTTTAAAAATAAGAGGTAGAGAAAGTTTTGGAGATGATAAGGTTAAATATATTATTAAAGAAATAGGTGCTGAGAATCCAGATCTATATGAAATGGTTCCTACATTTATAGCATCAGATGATGTGTTAAAGAAGTTTTTGTTGCCAATGAAAGCTTATATGTATCAAGGTGGGTTTGTAGACAAGACCAATATATTTAAAGGCCTATTATAGATTTTGTTCACAAAATGCTTTACACTGTATAGATAATTCTATAGGAGGAAATAATGAGTCTAAAAAAGAAATTAAAAAAAATAGGTAAGGCGGCGGCTATTGCTGGTACTGCTTATTTAGCAACTAAAGCCATGTCAGGAGCTGGAGCTGGAGTAAATGTAGACAAAGGTAGAGGAAGCGCATTAAGTCAAAGATACAGAAAACCATATAAAGACGCTATCATGAGCGGTGGCAAAGGCACTCAAAAAGGTAGTATGAGTCTTATGCAAAAAATATCCAACACTGCAGCAAAAGTAAAAGACAGTACAAGTAAATTTGCTAAAAGTGCAGGAGCTGCTACTAAAAAAGTTATGACGGAAAATGTTAATTTAGGTCGGGGTCCAAATATTAAAAAAACTGATTCAATAGCTAACAAAGTATTAAGTGGAAATGTTTTTGGATTAGGAGATATGGACGGAGCTAAAGCTGGCGGAATGATGTATGCAAATAAAGGTACATACGTCAAAGCTAAATGTAAATTAGGAAGAAACAAAAAAACATTAATTACATAATAAATGGCTATTGAAACTGAAAACCCAATCAACGAAGAAGTTGAAGTTGAGGAGGAAGCAGTTGTTCAACTACCACCTGAAGAAGGTGAAGAGATAACTGAAGAACCTGAACAGGACTTCTATGCAAATATTGCAGAGACAATTGATGACAAAGCATTATCACAATTAGCTTCAGATTTAATTACTGAATATCAAAGTGATAAAGAATCTAGAAAAGAATGGGAAGACACCTATAGAAATGGTTTAGATCTTTTAGGATTTAAATACAAGTCAACTACTCAACCATTCAAAGGAGCTAGCAATGTCACTCACCCTCTATTGTCAGAAGCGGTTACTCAGTTTCAAGCCCAGGCTTATAAAGAACTTCTACCGAGTGATGGTCCAGTAAAAACTAAAATTGTTGGATTACAAAACGAAGCGGTAGAAGCTCAAGCTCAAAGAGTAAAAGATTTCATGAACTATCAGATCATGGAAAAAATGGAAGAATATACTCCAGAGTTCGATCAATTATTATTCTACCTACCCCTTGCAGGTTCTGCATTCAAGAAGATATACTATGATGCTCTAATGGAAAGAGCTGTTTCAAAATTCATTCCTGCAGAAGATTTAGTAGTCCCTTATTTTGCAACTGACCTAAAAGATGCTCCTAGAATTACACACGTACTAAAACAATCAGAAAATGATTTGTTAAAAAAAATGGCTACAGGATTCTACAGAGAAGTAGAGTTGATGAAACCAGAAAAGAAAGAAAATAAAATTCAAGATAAGTATAATGAGTTAGAAGGTGTCAAACCTGTTGAAACAAATGACTACATCTACAATGTTTTAGAGATGCATGTTGATTTAGATTTATCAGATTACATTGCAGAGAATGAAGAAGACAAAATCAATATTAAAATTCCTTACATTGTAACTATAGAAGAATCTACAAGAAAGGTTTTATCTATTTACAGAAACTATAAACCTGAAGATAAAAAATTTACTAGATGTGAATACTTCTCTCATTACAAATTCTTACCTGGTTTAGGATTTTATGGCTTTGGATTAATTCACATGATCGGTGGCCTGTCACGAACAGCAACTACTGCACTAAGACAATTACTAGATGCAGGAACATTATCTAATTTACCTGCTGGATTTAAGTCTAGAGGTATGAGAATTAGAGATGATGACCAACCAATACAGCCTGGAGAGTTTAGAGATGTTGATGCACCTGGCGGAAACATTAGAGATCAGTTTCAATTACTACCTTTTAAAGAACCAAGCACAACTTTATTTAACCTTTTAGGTTTTTGTGTTGATGCAGGAAGAAGATTTGCATCAATTGCTGACCAACAAGTAGGTGATGGCAACCAAGCCGCCGCTGTTGGAACTACAATTGCTCTTTTAGAGAGAGGTTCTAGAGTAATGTCAGCTATTCATAAGCGTTGTTACTATGCAATGAAGCAAGAATTTAAACTTTTAGGTAAAGTTATTGCCGATTATCTACCACCTGAGTATCCATACTCAGTTTATGGTGCCGAAAGAATGATAAAA